AAAGAGGTACTCTCTGATAAGGGTATCAACAGTTCTTCGGTACTGGATACCATGCTTGAGGGTCTTGATATAGCTAGGAACAAGCAGGATGTCACTAATATGATAAAGATATCCGATGCTTTCATGGACCTTCTGGAGATGAAGCCCAGTAAGAAGATAACAACTGACATGATGCAGCTTGATGTAGCCAGCAATATAGGTGATCTCATAGCGAATGAGGAAAGGTCGCTTAAATTATCACGTAAAGTAGAGGAAGATGAGCCAGCAGAATAAGGTAAGGAAGCGGCTCAAAAGTAATCTGGTCCTGTTCGGGAAGGTGACCATGCCTAATATGTTCTCTGCCCCGAGTCCCAAGTTCCATTATGAGATATCGGATTCTCTAATGGACGACTCTCAGAAACAAATAAATATCATAGCCCCTCGTGGACATGCCAAGTCATCTATTATAGGCGGTGTGTTTCCTCTTTACCATCTAATGTTCCATGAGGGGCAGAAACTCATTGTTCTTGTATCAAGGACACAGGACCATGCGATAAAACTACTGGGAACCATCAAGGATACTCTTGATTATTCCATGAATTTCAGGTCCATCTTCGGATACTGGGGGCAGCACTCCGCAAGACAGTGGGCTAAATCGGAGATAGAGCTGAAGGACGGCTCTATGATAATATGCAAGGGCACAGGACAGCAGATAAGGGGAATTAAGAAAGGGAATCAGCGTCCGACCATGATCATAGTGGATGATCCGGAGGATGAGAACAATACCAAGACCGCTGAAGCGATGGAAGTGAACCTGAGGTGGCTATTGCAGTCGGCTGTGCCGTCACTGGACCCGATGAAGGGCAGGATAGTCATCATCGGTACTCCTCAGCATCAGAGATGCTTGGTAGAGACGCTGAAGGAGATGAAAGGCTGGAACAATATGCATTTTGCTCCCAGCCTTAAGAAGAATATCTCATTATGGGAGGAATGGCATCCCATAAAGAGGCTATTGAAGAAGAAGGAAGAGCTTGAGTCCATCAATCGGGTATCTGTATTCTACCGTGAGTACCTTTGTCAGATAATAGGTGATGAGGACCAGCTCTTCAAGGAGGAATACTTTCAGTATTATAAAGGAAAGGTCACTCATAATGAGGACCATGAGGCATTCTTGGAGATAGAGGAACTGAACGGAAAGGCAGTTGAGGATAAGATCCCTGTAAATGTGTTCATGGGGGTGGATCCCGCATCTTCTACCAGAAGTACGGCAGATTTTTCCACAATAGTTGCTATTGCTGTCGATAGCGAGAATAATAGGTATATCCTTCCCTATTATCGCAAACGTGCCACCCCTATGAACTTAGCAGACCACATAATAGAGTATTTCAAGATATACAGACCCTCAAAGGTACGAATAGAGTCTGTAGGCTATCAGGAGATGCTTCGTGAGTACGTCAAGGACAAGTGCGACAAAGAGAAGCTCTTCATATCAGGATTGGAGATACGTGAGAACCCTAGGAACAGTAAATCGGCACGCCTTGAGACACTTGAGCCTTATTTCGCACAGAAGAAGGTCTATATGCAGGATACCATGACAGAATTGAAGGACGAGATGCTATTGTACCCACGTGCCAAGCACGATGACCTTCTTGACGGCATGTATTACGCCATGAAGAAGATATACCCGCCTTATCACAAGAATTCAAGTGAGAATGAACAAAAACAGAATAGAAATATCATTTTTAAACAATTCGACTGGATGTCAGCTTGATTTATCTCTAATTTCGAAATAGCGTTTAGTATCACATGCCAGAGTTACATCCTGAGACAAAACTAACTCACGATATCTTCAATGACTACAGCTCTGCCCGTAAGAACTGGGCAAGACAGGCTGTCGAGGATGTTGAGTTCCGTTCTGGAAAGCAGTGGAAGAAGGAGCAGGTCAATGCCCTTAGAGCACGTGCACAGGAGCCTTTGGTCGTTAATGTGATCCATCCTTCCGTAGAGCAGGCTAAGTCCATGCTCACATCCAACTCACCCAAGTTCCAATCCACAGGCAGGGACACATCCGATACCAAGATAGGGCGTATCTTCTCAGATCTCATGGCTTGGGTATGGGACATATCAATAGGCGATACAGAGCTGAAACGCTGCATAGATGATTATTATGTCAAGGGCATGGGTGTCATGATGAGCTATATCAAGCCTGATGCTGATTTCGGCAGGGGAGAGGTCATGGTCAAGTCCATAGATCCTCTCTCTGTTTATTTTGATCCTGATTCAGAGGATCCATTCTGCAGGGATGCATCCAATGTGGTCGTAGCCAAGCGAATGACGGAGAAGGAGCTTACTGAGATATACCCGGAATTCGAGGATGCTATCAGGGATTCGAATGAGACAAGCCATATAAGCGACTTCGACCAGAACAGGTTCGGTCTATTCGATGAGGATGTGGTCCCGCAGTCAAGGAAGCAATCACTTCTGAATGCAGAGGATGAGCGTGAGCTTGAGGTCTTTGAGCGATATGTCAAGGTAAAGACACCCTATTACAAGATATTCGATCCCTTTGAGAACAGGGAGGTCATATTGAATGATCCGCAGTATGCTGAATACAGAAAAGAGCCAGCTGTCATAGTGACATCAGCTGACAAGCAGCAGATATTCACAGATAAGAACAATGTGAAGAATTTCATGCAGATAGTTCAGACAGTAGGTAAGATATATCACTTGGAAGAAGACCCTATGACAGGTCAGCCAGTGCCAGTAAAGGGAGAGGAGACACTGGACTCCATTCCTAACAGCACTACGAACATCGATATCATAGATAAAGGCATATTGCTTGACAGCGATAAGATCATGATGACCAAGGTCATGAATACAAATATCAAGCAATGTATCTCAGTAGGCGATACGTACCTCTACTCGATAATATTACCGATCGAGGATTACCCCATAATTCCTTTTATGAATGGTCATAACAGGAATCCTTACCCCACAAGCGATGTAAGGCTTGTCAGGGGTCTTCAAGAATATATAAATAAGATCCGTTCTCTTATAGTTGCTCATGCGAGTTCTTCAACAAACGTGAAACTTCTGATACCTCGTGGCTCAATGAATAAGAAACAGCTAGAAGAAGAATGGGGAAAGGCGGGGACGGCTGTGATAGAGTTCGATCCAGAGCTTGGACAGCCTATCGTGGCTGGTCCCGTTCCTCTGCCTAACGAACTCTATAAGAACGAGGCTGATGCGAAACAGGATATAGAGAGGATATTGGGCATATATACATTCATGCAGGGGGATGTGGGTTCCGCACCTCAGACATTCAAGGGAACCATAGCAATGGATGAGTTCGGTCAACGCAGGATAAGGTCCAAGCGTGATGACATAGAGTCTGCACTCAATCAGCTTGCCAGAGCAGTGGTAGGTCTTGTCCAGTTCGTTTACCAGACAGAGAAGACGGTCAGGCTGATACAGCCTAATAATAAACCTAAAGAGGTAAAGATAAATCAGAACATCTATGATGAGGTCACTGGAGAGATGATAGAGAAGGTCAATGACATCACTGTAGGCAAGTATGACGTAATAGTCGTTTCTGGCTCTACCCTTCCATCAAATAGATGGGCTAGATTCGAATACTATATGGAATTATATAAATCAGGTCTTATAGACCAGACAGAGGTATTGAAGCAGACCGATGTCGCTGATATGGAAGGCGTAATGGAGAGAGCTGGTCAGATGCAGAAGATGCAGAGACAGCTCAAGCAACAGGAAGAGCAGATCAAGCGATTGAAGGGTGATCTGCAGACAGCACAGAGAGAATCAGTGCATGACCGTAAAAGAGTTGAGGTCAAAGAATTTGAAAAGAAACTGGCAAAGGCTGAGGCTAAAGCCGAGATGGCTACACAGCTATACAAGGAAAGAGCCGCAGATGAGCTTAAGAAACTTCGTGAAGAAGTTAAAGAAGCAACCAGTAAGAAGGTCGGTTTAAAATAGCGGTTGCTGAGAACAAATCGCAAAGGAGATAAACATGGCTGACATAGCACAAGAAGCAAGTCTGAAAGTTGATGCTGATCCGTTCGGTTACGGAGTAGAGAACCCAAAGATTCCCGTTGAGGGAGTAGCGGTTCAGGCAGGTGAAGATGCCACGAACACTAATATGTTCGAGGTAGACACAACCGGACCAACAATCAACGAAACGCCTGCAGGAGAGCAGCAGGCTGAAAGTGTACAGGACTCTCAAGAAACGACACCTGCAAGAGACGACCCGAGTAGATTTGAATACTGGCAGAGTCAGGCAGACAAGGTGAAGGGTGAGCTGAATCAAACACAGCAGGAGCTTGCGTACTTTCGTGATCAAGCAATGGCTGTACAACAACAGCAAACACCCCCCAATGGACAACCTAATGGACAACAAATGGTTCAGCAGGATTCATTGCAGCCACCCGTCAAACCAGAGAAACCAGTCAACTACAACGAGGTTGATGCGTACAATGACCCCGAAAGTGCGTCCTTCAAGTACCGTTTAGGTAAAGAGAAGTACAATGATGACTATATTACGTTCATCGAGGACAGGGAAGTGAAGCGTGAGCGTGAATACGCTGGTCGCTATCAACAGGCTATGATCGAGCAGGAGGCTAATAACCTTCGCAGTAGTGCCTATTCCCATGTTGTCAGTTCATATAACTGGACACCCACTCAGGCAAATGATTTTGTCAAATGGGCGAGTGATCCCGGTAATGTCACCGTTGACCATCTAGCCAAGCTGTATTCGATGAAGGATGCCCCGAACGCTCAAGTTCAACAGCGTAAGAATCAAGTCATCAAAGAAAGGGAGATAGCGTCAATGCCAAGGACCGCAGCTGTGGAAACTGGCAAGAGCGAATCCCCCATGAGTGATGAGGACATATTCAATGCAGGTATGTTGGGCTGGAAGCGTTCATAAATAAAGGACAATAAACAATGGCTGAAACATTAAAGTCAATGTATAATGGCGGTTCTGCTGGTGTCCTGTTCACGGATCGAAGGGATTTCTACGTCAGCCCACAAGTTGTAAAGGAACTTTGGACTGATGTTGCTCCTTTCACTACGGTGATATCGAATCGTGAGACAAGGAAAGTACCAGACCCAATTTTTAAGATGTTCGAGCATCGTAACCCTTGGGTAAAACAGAAGTGTCTCGTTAATAACGGTTCTGGTGTTACACTAGATGACGATGATAATGGCGATACAGTTGCTGTCGATAATATTGTTGGTTTGGCATCTAGCCCAGATACTTCATGGGAAGGATTAGTATTCGAATTCTGGAATGTTGCAGAAACAACTAAAGCTGGAACAGCTGTAGTTACTGCAGTATCAGGTTCTAACCTTACCATGAAGTCGCTTTCTGGAGCCGCATTCAGTGTCGTAGATGATGCCCCGATGTATGTGATCGGTAATGCACAAGGTGAAGGTATGACTGCACCCGATGCGTGGGCTGATGAACTGCAGGTAGTTTGGAATGCTTCACAGATATTCAAGACTCCCTTACAGATCACTGGAACACTCTTAGCTGCGTCACTACGTGGTGAATCATCAGAGCTGGCACGTTTACGTGCACAGAAGAATCAGGAACACAAGATGCAGAAAGAAAAGGCTTTCCTTTTCGGACAGCGTGATGGTGGAACTGATCTAGGTGGAGCTGCATATGATGCTGGTAATAAAGCATCTGATGTTATTGAAAGCTTTGCAGACGAGGGAAGAACAGATACAGCTGGCAATGTCATCAGAACGACCTATGGTGTAGTAAGTGCTATGGATAAATACGGTGAGACAGGTTCTTATGATTATAAGAATGTCTTCACTATATCCGAAGCTACTTATACTTACAATAGTTTTGTGGACGATATGGAAAAGGTTTTCCAGTATGTTCCTGAAGCTGGCGTGAAGAGAGCTTTCTGTGGTGCTGGTGCACTTGGATACTGGTCAAAGATGGCTGGTACTGTAGGCATAGCTGGATCATCAGGCTGGACGGTCAACTTAAGCGATATGAGACGTGATTCTCTAGGCTTCAACTATAAGGTACTTGAGACACCTCACGGTATCCTTCAGTTGATCCCGACCCCCGCATTGCGTGGACCTTATAACAAGTACATGCTTGTTATAAGTGAAGAGAATCTTTTTCATGCTCAATACCGTTCACCCATGTATCAGGCGAACATCAAGACCGATAATGCCTTTGATGGTGTTAAAGATCAATACTTCTCTGATGAAGGTGTTGGTATGACACTAATAGAAAGTCATCATCTGTTCAAAGTCACAGATTAAGGAGGCTTATTATGGCTAGACCTTATTTAGGTGGCTCAAGTGCTGCAAGCGTAAGTAAGACTGCAAGTTTTTCTATCGGAACATCTGATCATGGAAAAGCTTTCATTCTATCTGGTAGTGCAATTACTGTTACATTACCTACTATATCAAGTTCCTATGCTGGATTTAGCTTTAAAGTTATATCTGGTGATGATAGTGAACATGTTATATCTGGTGGTGCAAGTAAAATATACTATCATGGCAGCTATGGTACTGACCATGCAACAAATACTGGTAGAGACATACACGAAACAGTATCATCCTTAACATTAAATGCTGGTGCAATTAATGATACGATCGATATTTTTTGTGATGGCACAAACTGGTATTGCAGTGGTTCAACAAAAGCTACTGTTGATGCAAGCTAACAGGTAACCAAACTCGGGGGGAGATCAATAGTCTCCCCTCGAATTAAAACATGGCAACATTTGAAGAACAGGTAGAAGCATTAACATCTTTAGCTATTAGTGGTAGCAGCACCCCTACTCAGGATGAACTATCTCAATTCTTAAAGGATGGTGTTATCGATATCACTAATAAGTGGCTTTCTGTAAGACCGCAGGATAGGTCTATCTTTGTACTTAAGAGTGGGACTCAAGCATCTCAGGGATACAACACAGAAGGTGCTGAGATCGTTACTGTATTAAGAGAAGCTGGGGCAGATGGAGATGCAGATGATAGTACAGCTTGGAGAAAATGTAGAGAAGTAAATGAAAAGTTCAGGTCTGATGTATTAGATAGTGGAAGTATTCATTATGCAACAAAAGAAGATCCTGTATATCTTATTCATGAGAATGGAAAAGTGAATGTCTATCCTGTGCCAGATGGGACCGATGATGGATACGATGTTTATTTTGTGAACAATAGTCCGCAGAATGCGAGTGGAGTTGCATTGGCGTATAGCCACAGTGATCTAAAGTATTTTCCAAAGAGTAAGATCTATCTGGTAGCCATATATGCTGCTATTAGATCGATAGAAGCAAAGCTTGCATCTTATACTGTGGATGATGAGGATATAGAGCTGGTACAAGCCCTACAGGCTACACTGGCTACATTGAAGGATGATTATATGAAAGGTTTTAATATAGGTGGTGGATAATGACACAAAAACAAATATTGGAAATGGTAAAACAGCATCATCCAGAGATGTCTAATGCTGAAGCACGGCTTCATCTCAACAAGGCACTGGACGAGTTCTGTGAACACACAAGAGTACTGCAGGGTCAGCAAACATTCACGACAACTGCTAGCACTCGTTATTATAAGCTTGATAATCTTGATGCAGACGGCAGTAGTGCTGATCAGTTTAAGTTCATCGATGTTAATAGGGTGGATTATAATAATTATCAGATCTCTAGACTTCAGGAT